TAAATAGCTATTGCAGAAAAAGACATAACATATAAGTATACTAGAGCGAAAATACCGGAAAACCGCACCATCAAATGTGAAGCAATCGTTGAAAATAGAAACCAAAATACAACCGATATTGGACTAATAAAAAGTTCAAATAAGCTAGAAATAGTTCCAATTATTCCAACTGAAGCAATTCCAACAATCCAGTCATATGCTGTGATACTGTGTAAATAACTTTCAAATGGAAACTTCTTGTCATTCATATATGAATATAACATACTTGCAAGTTTATTGGAGTATTTGCAATTCATATAAAGAATCAATAATGTAAGCCATATAAAAATGAAAATGGGATTTGTTAATATTTTTCCTATAAATGAAAAGTTTAACGGGCCTATAGTCAAATATTCAAATATATTGCTAATTTTTAAATATATACCAGGCATAACTTTGCGTAAAAAGGTGTCAGTTAATATCATAGTTTGAACATTATGTTTGAATAATCTTTTTAATAGTCCTTTCAACAATTTAGACACTATATCTTTAAAATTAATATCAATAGGATTGCCACCTTCATCTCTGTAAAAAGTTATATAGAACCAATTATATGAAAAATAAATCGATAATGGTATCATTAGCAAAAAATGTAATATATTTACTATCATTTTAATATCCCCCCTATTTTTGACTGGTTTTCCATCAAGTTTTCCATCAGTAGATTTGTATAAAGTAGTTGATATAAAGTTTAAAAATTGCCAATACAGTCCAATTAGTTGTTTCAAATAATTTACAATTTTCGTTATATATGAAAAAATATCTCCAGCAATACCACCGCAATCTTTTTTCCATTTCGGACAACGTTCATTGGAGGATGAAGGGGCTGTACCTTTATATTTCCAATTGAATCCACTAAAATCTAGTTTAAATCCGAATAATTTATTATATTGCCATTGGGTGATTCGCCCAGTATTTAATAATTTCTTCAATTTAGATATACTTAACAACCCAGATTTTGCCTTTGTTACAAGTTTATCATATGCTTTACGACTTATAGGTTTAAACCCTTTTTCATACTCATATTCGGGAATATACATTTCAGCGGCGGTATCGTATTTAAAACCTTCAAAATTGGCTTCTTCTTCTGGTGTAATGTTACTAGTGGATGTTTTATTAACGTCTTCTGAAGTTCGTTCTCCTAATTTTATTCCAGAGTTTTGGCCAGCTACCAGAGATGGTGCTGATATCTTCGCATTTTTCATTTTTTCACTTTGAGAATTATCTAATGAGGGAGTGGTCGGAGTTCTCGAAGACATCGGTCCAAACTCCGATGAACTACGAGTTGGCGGTGTATTATCTTGCATTGATTTAGTGTTTATGACTTTGGTATTCGTTTCAGTATCCATGGGATTAACATCATATATGTTCTCCAATTCTCCTATATTTTTATAATTATTTTTCCGTTTTTTAGACATGGTTCTTTCCATTTTTTTTAAAAACTGGTCAGGACTATCCTTATCATCTTGTCTAAATGGTTGTTTATTTTCTAACATATTTAATATATAACTATATATAGTTATATAGAACAAAATATAACTCATCTATCTTGCGTATAACATTCCACAATTTCCACCAATAAACGATAATACATTATAGCGTTCTTCAAATAAAACCATATCATATGTATAATCGAATAATTTCCAGTTTGTTTTTCGGACACCTAATATATTGCCACTGTTATCACATATAAATCCATATTGTATATTGTTATTTACATCAAGCGGAGCAAGTGATGGAGTATAAGTAGTTATTTCCAGTTCAATGGTCTTAAACTTGCTCATATTTATTGCACCAGATGGTTGATATTCAAAAGGGCTCGTATTTAAACAAAAATTATAGCAATATACACCTTCTTTTGCAAATCCTTGGGTTCTCGTATATTTTTCAATATAATCATATACGCCCCGCGTTAAAATATTTTCTCTATATTCACCGTTTAATACTACTCCCATGGTTTCTAATATTTCTTTGTGATTATCGGATGAATAATCGCCACTTATAAAATACCCAGTATTTGATCCACTGATTGGCGAATTGTATAGGGGTGGATTTTTTGCTGGACCATAATACTTACCATCCCAAGCTAGATATGATGATGTTTGTGGAGCAATGTCTATATTTTTTGGAAGTCCTTTATATGGCCAATTTGTGTAATTAGTCCATTGATTTCTTAAATATGCGTCATTCCTTCTAAAAAACCACATCCAATTCGAAATCATACCATTTGAGTTTGATAATTTAACCTTTTTAGAACCTGTAATATTATCGAATCTATATTCATATACATCTTTTACTAAATATACTTGTTCTTGTGCGGCGAATAATTCCCGCTCTTCTTTTGATAAAAAGCAATATGTCGACATTAAATGAACGTCCGATTTCCAAGTGCTATTTTTATTACCGTAGTCAGATTGTGCTATATTCACACTTGGGGGAGTTTGTAAAAATCTATACATTTGGAACTCTTGTCGAGTAAAATCTGGTTGTATATAGGGGAAATTATTGGTTGCATCAAATACGTCTCTAATACAAATAAGTTGTTGTATAGGTCTTATAGTGACACTTATAACTAATTCGTTATATTGCAATGATATTAGAGGAAATGCACAACGACTATCTAATGTAAACCACGTATTAATTGGTATATATAATGTGCGACCACGTATAGATGGCTCAGCACCTGCTGGATTTGTCGTATAAAATGCGCTTGGATAAATATTTTCTCTACCTAAACATCCGGCTGGGTCATTTAATTCTGGCACATTTCCGGTCATAGCATCATACAATCGTTTCTTTTCGGAATTAAAATCTCGGTCTACAAGTGCAGCTAAATATTCGCCTGAATATTTTTGTAAAGTCAAGTTACCGCAAGTAATAGAAACTTCTTCTATCATGATCGATCCCAAATTATCAATCCATTTAAAATCATAGGGCGCCCATTGTCCATTATTATTTATTGCATTACCACTACTATCTCCAGCAGACTCTGGTCTAACTGGTGGATATATTGGACTCCATATATCGGGCAGGGACACTACTAAATACGTGTCCATAAGTAATTCGGCATATCTTGGTATTTTGAATGTAAATGTAGATGAATCGGTTAATCGAAGTTCTCTTAAACCATCATAATCAATACGAAACTTTTGCAATCCAAAATTAGTATATTTAGAATAAACACATCGAAAAAATGTTTTGGTAGGATTGCCTGTAAGTATTACATTGGCATTTCCAACAGATACAATATTAAATAATCCTCCAGCCATTGAAATAGTATATACTATTATTTTATTTTGTTTTTTATTAGAATACTTTTACGAATCTTATGTAATATAAGTATATAATATAATATAAGTAAGTATAAATGGGATTCATAAGAATATTTTTAATTATATTAGTGTTAGTTATTTTTGGTATTACTATGATGAAATTATTAAATGAGAGAGCTATTATAATGAAAGAAAATGCGCCAACATTAAAAGAAGGTATGAGTGTAAAAGATGAAATAATTAAATTACTCGGAGTTAGCACAGGAGTTACTATAGATAATATGAATGAAAAAAGATTAGGAATGCCACTTCGGGAGTATTGCATAAAGGCGTCATATAATTCTGCATATAGTGGGTCTGTTATTAGTGCTGATATGATAAAACACGTCATTTCTAGGGGATGTAGATTTATAGATTTACAAATACATTACTCTGAAAACGATTCAATAGTATATGTAGCAAACGTAACTGATCCTAAAATAAAAGAAATGGAAAGTTTTAACCGAGTTCCGTTAAATACTATTTTTAATGTTATTGTGGGAAATGCATATACAAATACTCAAGGTGATGGAGGTTGTCCAAATCCAAAAGACCCGCTGTTTATACATTTACGCATAATTCCAGATAAAAATGTCAAAGTATATAATGCGATCGCAGATTGCATTACCCAAAACTTTCCAGATAAGTTTAGATTTTTGGAAAATGATGGTAAATCAAAGAAAATTGATCTATACACTCAGATGAATGATAAAATAATGACAAAAACATTGTTTTTAATAGACAAGACATATAACCCAGAATATGCTTTTTTTAGTCAACAGCTTACATATCTATTAAATGGTGAAACTGGCGGAAGCACATTTAAAATGTTTGATTATAACAGAATAAAAAACAAAGTAAAAACAGTGCCTACTATAAAAGACGATTTCAAAACGACAAATATCGTAGAAGAACAAATAGTTATACCTGATATATCTGAAACGCAACAATTACCCAGTATTATAAATATGGTAGTAAATTATGGAGTTCAAATTACATTGTATCCATTTTATAAATCAGATGATAAATTGACTCAATACGAGGATTTATTCAATAATCAAAGATCGGCAATCATTCCTATGGCTTATGCAATAAATTATTTAGGAAAAATGGAAACTGAACTAGCAAGTCGAAAAATAAAAATAGGTTCATTTGCATAAAAGATGGAGTATGTTTATAGCATTCATCCTGCGAAACTCCTTCGTCGTTTCTACGGAGAATCCACGAACACCTACGCTCGTTATTCGCTCCGGCGTCCTCTCAATATTATATCAATATTACTATATATTGATGGCAACTCAAAATAAAAAGAATAGATTTAATAATACTAAATGTGATAACGCAATGACATTTCAAGATTGTGAATTAGCAATTTTACGTCACGCAGTAGATGAAAATGAAGAGGCTGTAGGAGAAAAAATAGCCAATAGTGAAGATGTAAAAGCCATTATCAAAATACTGGAAACCTTTCTGGTTCGTAAAAAATGTATTTGTTATGGAGGCACTGCAATAAATAATATTTTACCTAAATATGCCCAATTTTACAATCGCGATATTGAAATACCTGACTATGACTTTTTTTCCAATAGGGCATTGGATGATGCAAGAGAATTGGCCGATATTTATTATGCTGCTGGATACAAAGAAGTAGAAGCAAAAGCAGGAATGCATCACGGCACATTTAAAGTATTTGTCAATTTTATTCCAGTAGCTGATATAACATATTTAGAAGATGAAATATTCAACGCGCTTCAAAAAGAAGTTATTATCCGTGCAGGAATCAGATATGCCCCTCCTAATTATTTGAGGATGAGTATGTATTTAGAATTGTCTAGACCACAAGGTGACGTTTCTAGATGGGAAAAAGTATTTAAGCGGCTGACTTTGTTAAATAAACATTATCCTTTAAAACCAGACGTAGAATGTAATACCATTGATTTTCAGAGAGAAATGGACGTAAAATCGTCAAATAATGAACATCTGTATTTTTTGACACGCGATTCATTAATTGAACAGGGAGTTATTTTTTTCGGAGGATATGGCAGTGCGTTATATTCAGAATATATTAACAATAAAACACGAAAATATATTCGTAATGTTCCGGATTTTGATGTTTTATCTGAAGACCCTGAAACGACTGCGCTTATATTGACCGAACGACTTACTGATGCCGGGTTTAAAAATATAAAAACGATCCATCATCCAGCAATAGGAGAACTTATACCAGAACGTATGGAGGTTTTGGTAGGTAAGGATACTATATCATTTATTTTTAAACCGATTGCGTGTCATAGTTATAACACAATTCGTATTGGAGATAAAGAAATCAATGTTGCAACTATAGACACTATTTTGAGTTTTTATTTGGCATTTATTTATACGGATAAACCGTATTTCAATAAGGACCGTATTTTATGTATGGCACAGTTTTTATTTGAAGTAGAAGAGAATAATCGCTTACGTCAAACTGGACTATTAAAACGATTCACAATGAAATGTTATGGTAAACAAGAAACTTTGGAAACAATTCGAGCTTTAAAAACTGAAATGTATAAAAAGTTGGCAGACAAACGCGGTACTAGGGAATACGATATGTGGTTTTTGAAATATAGTCCGGCGTTACGTAAAGAAAACGAGGAAATAAAACTAGAAAGTTCAGTCGAAAATCCCCCAGAAAAACAAAATAAAACACAAAAAAAACGGGGGCGAAAACCCAAGTCTAACGCTAAGTCTAGGTCTAGGTCTAGGTCTAGAGCTAAATCAACGACTATTCATTTTGGTAAATTGTTTTCATAAAATCCAAGGGGGTTATAGAGAACTTATAATCTCAAGTCCTTTAGTTAGAACCGAATAGCTAAATCCAAATAAAATACTCTTCATAAAAAGGCCATAGAAATTGAAATTACCATCTTCATTATAAATACGCATAAATGAGAACCTCTTAAAAATAAGTGCATCTATCAAGGGCATTTGAAATACGAAAAATAAAATACCTATAAAAATGGGTATTTGTATTTCAGTTAATAATGTATCAATCAAATGTTCTCTTTGTTTTTTAACTTTGTGCGTTTTTATAGCCACTTCTTCATCTTCTTGAAAATCACGTATATAGTCGGATGTAAGTTTAGGCGCTGGTATATAATTCGCAGTTGTCTCAATATCCTGCATATATTCATCTGTATTACTAGGAATATCGCGTGACGGTAATCTATATTGAGGTGCTTCATGTTGCATCTGTTGTTGAGACAATGGCATCGTCCCAGGTTGCATAGAGTTACCGTAAGGATTGGGATGAACATTCATTTGTGTATAGTTCAAATTATTTTCAGATCCAGCCATATCCAATGGCTGACGTGTATTCATAGGTTGTTGCATATATTGCTGAGGTGGCAGCATATATTGCTGAGATTGCTGAACTGGTCCATTCATTTGCATTGTTATGTTCTCCGGTAAATCCGCAATTCGCGTAGTAGATTGTTTGTCTGCCATAAAATCTATATATTAGATTGTGGCTAAAGATATTATTGTTTAACGAATTATCGTAATATGGATTAAATCATCCATATTACTCTAGAAAGTCTCCCGACCATTGTTTATTCATCCTGCGAAACTCCTTCGTCGTTTCTCCTAAGTCTGGCGCTACCACGTAATCCGGCGTTCTCATAATGTCTGGTCGTATGTTCATTACAAAATACCGAAAAATGTTTTTTTGGGTTTAATATCATCGCGTTTTTCTATATCAATCGTCTTTTTAGCACTATCGCACGAAGTCGATTCCATTTTATATTGCATACATTTTTCGTCATGTTTGTATATATCTTCTTCTGAAATAACTGGTCCATTGAATACTATACAATTTTTATCAGTGCATACTTTTCGGAATAATGTTGCTAAACCAAACCCCAAAATAATAGAGAGGGCAACTTTTCCCATTTTGCTATTCAACAATCTTTGGATATACATAGTTTATATACTATGTATCTAAAAAACTAACTATGAATAAATCTATGCCTGAACCGGTATTTTAGCAATTTTACTGGAGTTTTTTGGACAAGGGACTTCGTTTTCTTTATATGAAAAACAATTTCCTGCCTTATCTTTGTATTGTAATAAATCTACATTTTCAGGAGTAGGATATACATATATCTTCCGTAAATCCGGCATTGTGTAATACATAATTAACAATCCAAACACTAAACTTACTAAGAAAATAGGAACATCTATGTATTTTGAAATCATTGTTATATATTAGACTAGCATTATTTCTTACCTTTATTTTTCTTCTTTTTGGGAGCCGAGTTAGGTTGGTCGTTTGCAATAATATCATTTGATAGACCTAAATCTTGCATAATTTTGTCTAGATCTGGTTTTACTGCAGCTGACTTTTCTTGCGTTTCTTGGCCTTCCATACGAAATACGAAATTGTTGGGGTTTTCAGTTGCCTGCAACTTAGCTTCCTTTTTCTTTTCTAACTTTGCCGCCATTCTTTCCTTGGTTGCATTTTTATTCAACATACGATTCATTGCATTCATATCCATTTTTGTGTTTTTTCCTAAACCACCCATATTTTTTGCAAGATTTTTAAATACTTCTCCAAAATTGTCGGCTCCACCCATCCCCTTCATTTTACCCATCCATTCACTGGCTTCTTTCATCAATTCATCCTGAGATATATCCCCACTTTTCATTTTATCGTTGAGTTTAGAACTTACTTTTTTCATAAGTTCCATAAGTTTCTTAGGGTTACGAATCATTTTTTTCAAAAAGTCCTGGGTGCTTGTTATATCTTCTCCTTCTTCACCTAAAAGACTTCCTAAATCTTTAGCAATTTCTTCTGCCATTTCTTTTGCTAAAGAACCAATTTTTCCATCAAACAGTCCTTTCAAATGATCATGCAAATCTTCGGCACTTCCTGACATATTATCAAAATTGAATGATTTAGTAAAGTTATCGAAATCTGGACCTTCTCCTTCACCATTTAGATGAACATCTTCTTGCGAGTTTTCAAAGTCATCATCGTCTCTATCAATACCTGATGATTTAAAGAATGCATTCAAACTATCCATTGTTTCCTTCAGTTTTTCTTGTAAATCGTCTTCGGATACACCATCAAACATATTCATTGCATCGCCGAAATTGGTTTTGTCTTTGACGGCACTAATTGCGGACAAAAGTAATACTTGCAAATATTTCCATATTGATTGATGGGTTTTCTCACTTACATTTTCGCAATTGTATAGTAGTTTGAAATCGACACCGGGTAAAAAACTAGTATTGGTATTGCTATCTGATTTGAATATATCGTCATTTTGATATAAAATATCGAAAAACCGTTCCGGTAAAATAGTAATACAGTATTCGAATACGTTTCTCACCTCTTGTTCTGGTATTTCCTGAACTGTCCATTTTTCCCATAAATAACTATATTCCGGAAAAGTAATAGATAAATCTCGGGTAAAGTCTACTAGTATCTTTGCAAAATCCGCTGGAACCTGTAATATTTCAGGTTCCTTAGCGGGTTTCTGGGGTTTTGTATTTTTTTTTGATTTTGATGGCATAACACGTATATATTAGTATTTATGTATATTTTTATATTGTAATACGCATAAATATTATATGAAAATCATTTCACAAAATTGCAATTCCTATAGAGTGCGTCTAACGACGCACCATATAGTATTGGTGATTTGTGCTGGCTCCTATGGAGCCAATACAAAATTGAAATACTTTTTTTTATTTAGTGTATGGCATATTAATACCAAACTTGATTACTACTCTTTTCAACGAACTTTCAAAACTGTATTTAATAATGCCCGCTACTATCGCTAAAGCATTTATTCCCCGTATTCTCGGCAATGTTACCGTATCTCAGATACGCGATGCATTTGCTGCCAAACAAATAGGTAAAGTAAAAAATATTGATATTCATCGCCGCAAAAACGAGAAAAACAACCAGTATAGCTTCGCATTCATCGAGCTCGCTCTTTACGATACCAAAGAAGCGACCGAGTTATGTGAAGATATTTTGGACAACGGCTCGTCTAAAGTGTTCTATGACAGGAAAAACTACTGGGAAGTCAAAGCATTCCTTACCAAAAGCGAACGCGCAGCTAAGGCTTCGGAACAGGAACACGCACATGAACCAGTTGTTCCATTATCCTTCGATGGTAAACCATCTCTGGATTCCCGAATGGAGCGAACACCTACGCTCGTTCCTCGCTCCGGCGTTCTCACAATCGCTGCTGTTGCTCAAGAAGATGCCGACGACATCCGAGCTATGTGCATTACTCCTCCCGTGAGACCGGACCTAGCTTGGATTAAAATGGCTATACATTCAGAGTTATTGCACACTCATCATACTCGCGAAATTGAACAAACCACTTGCAACAATTGCGGCGACGAAAGCAATCCTGATTGCACTACATCCATATTTTGGAAAAACTATTCATTTTGCAGCGATAGGTGCCAGTGGGAACTGGAAAGTGATATTCGCAAACACTGTAAAAGAGCTCAAGAGCCAGTCCTACCAGCATTTCAGCTAAAAGATGATTATTCAACTACATCCAAGTTCATCGAAATGTTTGAGCGTATCCAACACGAAGCCGCGGAAGAAATGCCGAGCATCCGATACCTTTGCTCCAGTCTCATCAAGCGCCCCAGCGTATTTACTAAAGAAGACCGTGAAGAAATGGCTAGAGACTATGAAGCCCTACAAAAAGAAATGGCTATCGCATAAACATTGTAATTTTCCATATATTTTCGCATATGATTTGTATATTGTATTTGATATTTTGTAAAACTAATTACTAAAAAAGGCCTATGTTGCCTTTTTTTTTCTTTAAATCGAAAAATATAAATTGAATATATAAAATGTCATATGTCCACGAACTAGATTTGAATGCATTAAAATCGGCATTCAAAAAAATAATAGAACTGGATACTGATTTATTTGCAAAACAAAAAACAATAGACCACGAACTAGAAAAACTAAAACAAACTCATAATGGACTTATAAAAGAAAATAATAAAAAGATTTTCATTTTTTGTCTAGATTCGTTTTATTTTCAATATCGCATTTTGCACCAAGAAATGGAAGATTTGTCCAGGTTTATAATTATATTGAATAACCGAATGTATGGTGAATATTACAAACTATACAATATAATTGTGCAACAATTAAATGAGCGTAATATTTTATTGCAATCGATTATTCAAGACAAGAAATATCCTGTTTACAAAGATTTAGAACAATTGAAAGAATATTCTATAGAAGAAATAAGTGAAATACATGATATTATTTTAACCATTATCAATGAGCTATACATATTCTATAGCTCAAAACAGAGAATGGTAAAAGAATATTCGCATACAAGTAATATCAATATGACTATAAGCAATTTTATACATACATTGGAGTATGAAAATACACTTATAAGAGAACAATTGTATTTGTATGTTAGTTACATTGATTTTTTTCATTCTACTCAAAAACGATATTTGGAAAAGTTATCCAAACGTATGACCAATTTTCAAAAAGATGTTTCGGAGAACATTATTAATTATGCAAATACTTCATTTATAGAAAATATTTCGAATATTAAAGATGTAATTCGATCTCCACCAAATTCTCCTGTAGGTTCGGTTCAATCTGATTTATGTTCTATTGACAGTAAAGACGAAATTATTCATTATAGTAATGAACCCATCTTACGAAACATAAATAATGCAGAAAATATTGTTATATCAACATCAAATCCTGAAAAAACTTCAGAACTTGCACACAATTTTGGGTTAGATGGTATTATAACAATTGATGTTTCTTCTGATTTACACGAATAATATCTGCCTAAATCATATAATAAATGGTTAAAGAAGAAAAAACCGAAGAAGAAAAAACCGATGCGGATAGTAATACAACTGCCACTAAACATTTGGACTGGACAAGTGAAAATGAGAACATTATGGTTGAATGGTGCGATGTAGCGCAATGTTACAAATGGTTAAATACTCGGGCTCATCAGAAATATTCATATCGCCATGCTTGGTTTACTATACCTGCCATCGTTTTATCTACTATTACAGGAACTGCGTCGTTTGCACAAACGAGTTTGCCTTTGAATTATCAGCCATATGCACCAATGGTTATTGGTTCAATCAATATTTGTATTGGTATATTGACTACTATTCAGCAGTATTTGAAAATATCGGAACTAAATGAATCTCATCGGGTCGCGGCGATTGCGTGGGATAAGTTTGCGCGTAATATCCGTATTGAATTAGCTAAATCACCGTTAGAAAGAACCGAATGTGGGCATTTCTTGAAACATAATAGACAGGAGTATGACCGGCTTATGGAAACCTCTCCGTCGATTCCATTGGATATATTGGTAGAGTTTAAGAAAAATCTCCCTGGAAAAGATGGTTCTGATCAACGCAAGAAGTTTGATGCACTTAAAAAACCCGATATATGCGATACCATTACTTCGGCTAAAGATACTTTGTATGACCGTTCCAAAGATATTTTGAAAATGCCGATAGAGTTTTCCGATACAAATATGTGTAATATGGATGAATTGGAACAAAAGGAACGTGAATTGTATATTTACAAACGAGCCGAAGAAATCCGGAAAAAAGACATTGTTGAAAAACAAAAAGAACAACAAAAAATGGAAAACCAATCTGCGTTATCTAAATTGGCAATAGAAGCTGCTAGAAAAGTTAAATTTGAATATAAAAAAATGGATGATTATGTTGCAACCTTTTTAGCAATGTATGGCCGAAAACCATTGGGTGAAGAAATAGAAAACAATTTTAAAGAAGAAATATCCGATGACTTATTGAAAAAATATTTGAGTAAATATGTAGTTGAGGAGGGAAATGATAATAATGTATAATGATATATCTATTCTTAATATATCATTAGGCTTTTTTATTTGTCGGCTTTTTTTATTTTTTTGATTACTTTGACAGGTTCTCCTATAACTATTTTAGGTTTAGTCACTTTTATTGAAATAGGTGATCCCAATACCAATTTAGGCTTAGTATCGGATACGGAGACGGATGAAGGAATAGGAGCCAGATCTTCCGCCAATACGCGAGGTTCTTCTTCCTCACTTGCTATAGCTGCAACTGAACTTGCAATCCTCTCTATTTCTTGAGGATGCATAATATCTTCAGCTGAATCTAATACTGGCGAATACGTATCGATAACTACCTTTTCCTTTGATGACAATTTGCGTATTTTGGACTTTTTTGCTTCTTTTGCCTTTTCATTCGCCAATTCCAATGCATCTTCTAGTTCATCTGCTTGTTTTGCTAAATCACCCAGCATCTTTTTGGAGACAAATTGTTTGTATATCCGTTCTGCATCCACATTATGCGTTTTCTTGAATACGAAATATCGGTTCATAAAGGAAATCCATTTTTCATCTTCTGTCATTGATATGGCTTTTTTATAATCATTTGCTCTCTGTGGATTTTGCGCAATTTCTAATTCCATTTCAGTAAATAATTCGCTAAATAACCCGGTTCCATTTGGAAGGCCTATTGGACCAGCTTCCTCCTTTTTAATTAGTGCGAATCCATAGTTACTCAACATTTGCACTAAATAATTAAAATTGACTAAATATTCCGGGAAAGTTTTGTTAATGGAATCTTGATATACATGTATCATATAACCCACACTGGTTTCATCGTCAGGAAATCCGGTCTCATCATACATTTTATTTATTTCATATACTTTGCGGTCGCGTTTCATTATAGCAATTCCTTCACCTTTTATTTTTTGCTGCAACCTCTTGAACACCGTCTTACCGTCATAACATGTTCCGATGAAATAGCCGCCCAGTGCAGTGCATTCTGCTAAATTGCGTAGGAACTCGTGAAATACTACATTGTTTTCGAAGAAATAATGGAGAGCAAATTGACAAGATGAAATATTGAATCCTTCTTGAGCAACTCCATATTGTTTATAAACGGCTTCTTTGAGAACTTGACGATCTTTTGGTCCATTTCCGAAAATTGCCCTAGCAATTTGTTTTTCTTTTTCTGTTTTGAATGCCTTTCCTGACCGTATATTGTTTCCACTATTACCCTCTAGGAAAAGGGCTTTAGGAAAATCCTTGGTATATTCTTTGGCCGATTTTATATAGCGAGCACACGCACCGTCAAGCGGATCAAATATATTGGAATTGGATTTATCAATGCCGAATACAAATCCCAAATGAGCACGAATCCATTTGGGCAAATCGCCTGCTTTACCTACGGCATAGTCAATGAGAGATTGCTTTCTCTGCGACACACCTAATATTATCTTCTTTTTGACATACAGATTGTGGAAATCGCGCAATCCGTCCGTATTGATTTCCCTACTATCGCGGTTGTAATACACGTCACTGTCTTCATCTATTTCAGGGATTCCTTCTCCTGTCATAATCATTTCTTTTGTTATAGGATCATGTATGGAATGCCAATTACTATTAGCGACATGATATGCATTGCCGTAATTTGGTGCACCATTATGTAATTCCGCGGTTTTGTCATATCTGACGCGCAGAGGAACCCATTTCCAAGACCCAGTCAAGTTAATGTCATATCGAAACTCAATAATCATATGTTCTCCAAATACTTCGTTTTCTTCGGTGCGCATTTCACCAGATTTTAATTCCACATTACAATAGCACGCATTTTCATCAAATGGATTAGTGGGTCGGAAAGGGACGGGTGAATATTTCTCTTCATTGTCATATTTCACATTGGGCAAATTGTCGGATATCATAGATTCAAATGGATTTATAAACCGATGTTTTTCTTTGTCAAACCCGCAACATAAAATCAGAGTTTTGTATTGCTTTATATTGTTGATAGTTACCAGGTTCTTGCCTTGTTGGAAAACATTATGCACTTCGTCTTGTCCGTTTTTGTCTTTTTTTACACGAACCAAGAAATCTATGGTATTAAACTCGGCGGGTTTCCATTTAAATGATTGTTCCCATAAGGGTTTGTTTAAACTTCCGGCAATACCAACTGCTTGACTTGCTACACCAGTATTTATAGGTGTAAATATAAGGCCGTCTGTATTATATTCATATATTCCTTGATCAATATCAGATAAAATAGTTGCGCAGGCTCTGAATATAGAGTTGTTTATATTGGCCACTTGAAATTGTTTGCATTTGATTCTGAAATTGCAATTATCAGTAGGTTTTCCCGAATCCTTTGCCGATTTTACTATAGATTTCGGTTTCATAAACGCCGTTGCATTAATGAGCAATATTCTACGATAGTGTTCTTGGTCGCCATCACCATCGTCTGTCTCTTCAAATGCATATTCCCTTACGCTTTTACCCTGTAAATAATAAATATCGAATGCCGCAAATAAATTGATATAATCCCCCTTTTTATTGTATTTAATAAGTTCTCCGTCTAATAAAGTATTTAGGACAGTTTTTTCATCGGTATAGGCACCAGTGAACATAACGTTCATATTACCATCAATGAGATATATACGCCCATTATCTGCAACATATAGCAAGGTTCGGATTCCGTCAGCCTTGTCGGTTACGCAGTAATTCTGCAAAATATTGGGAATACTACGGTCTCCGTTATCCATCAAGTTTTTTACTTGTAAGGTTACGGATGATGGCCCACAAAAGTCGTTTGATTTAATGCGGCGCATTTCAAAATCGGGACCGTATAATAGTTTCATATATTCTAAGAGAACCTTGTCTTTTTCGGAATAAGCAATCGGATAATTAGTGCCTTGTATACCACTTAACACAATACGAATACCTTTTCTAAGAGCATCTAACAATTTAGGCGCAGTATCATATCTAGTTCCAGTGCCTACCTTACTATTATCTAACTCCAATTCAACTTCATATGTCTCTGGATTTTCGAATACTCCAGCGTCTTGTATCGTGTATTGCGGTATAGGAACTTTTCCAGTTTTTTTAGACGATTTAAGAATACTTATATCTAGAAAGAATGGCAATTCAGGATGTTCAAACCGCACACGGTTCATATAGCGGAATGTCTTTTTCTGATTGGTCCATTCTCTTAAAATACTTTTACCTATATTGGAATCTTTCGAATAGTCTTGCTCCTTTTTATACGAACATCTGAAATTAAAATCTTCAAAATCTACAGGAAACAGCGTTTCGTTTTCCTTTTTTTGAGCAAGAGTTTTCTGCGTAAACTTTATTTTGCTGTCGGCTGAAAATATCATATTCGGATTGTCAAGTATTTTTTGCAGATTATTGGTTTTGCAATATTCTTGTATCAAATCAATACCAATCAATTCCGCACGAATATTGGATGTTTTAGTTTTCTTTGTGCGGACATCATAGTATTCATTATTCATACGCAACATATACAGTCCTTCCGGATCCTTTGTTACAAATCCGGCGGCTTTGAATTGCCTAACAATATTGTCATAGTCAATTTTTGTTATAGGACGACCTTTTCTCGGATTTGTTCCAAACGCAATTTCTAACTCATTGATTTTCCCTCCAACAGATGAAAACGGATTACTTGCTAAATAAAAGGTAACCATTTCTTCAAATGCTTTTGTGCTATCCACTGAGTTTAATTTAGTTTCAGCGCTAGCCAATGCCTGCGCTTCTGCAATAGCCCGTTCCTTTTCCATAGAAGTATCATCTATTTCACCGGCTTCCACTTCATTGGGCTTCAAAGCATTCGCTTCTTTGGCAATAGCCTTTTCAGCAACCTTTTTCTTATAATTAAGTAATGCTTGCATAATAAAATGTTATATAGTATTTTTACATATTATTTCTATATGTTTCTTTCAATTTTGTATAATTCATATCCAGGTTTGGCACATATTCCTTCTACCCCTAAGGGGGCTCCGGAATACTTCACATTAATATACGTATAGGTAACCATACTAGTTTACTATGCCCACAATAAGCTATGCCAGATTTTTCCATATAATTCCGGTTTAGACATTTTAGATTCTTTAGCCACTTCTGGTATTTTTGATGCAATTTCAACAAGTTCTCCCATTTTATATGTAGATATACCTTTCAATGGTTTATCTGGTGACTGGACATAGATGTATTCTGAAATAATATCTGATATATCTTCGGTCTCTTCTGAATAGAACCCATATTTCTTTTTGTCGGTGTATTTAATTATGAGCCAAGAACCCAACCTCTGACGAACAACGTTCTCTTGAGGTAGATTGTATTCATCCTGCTGCGCATCCGGAATACTTCTCAGTTCTCCTAGTTCCGCAATATTTGTAATAGACTTGTCATCATATCTATATTCCAAAAACGTTTTATTGATCGTATTTAGCAATAATATGTTCTTCTTGTAATACACCGAAAATGCAACTAAGGACAACAATGATGTTTTCATATTGGTCATTAAATCCGACATAATTTCTTGTGCACACCCCAGTGTTATTTTCCTATTGAGATTCTTTAGCGCATTTTTTTTCGATTTTAATGTTTCCATAATTTTCTGTTTTTCTGCAATCTCGGCATTACCATATTTGTTACCTATTGCTAAATATGCCGCCTCTCCATAATGAGAAATATAAAGACACCAAAACAATGTATCCATTTTATCCGGGACAATAAATTGAGATTTAGAGATTATTTTGGGGGGATGAGAAAGAGTAGGAGTAAGAGCTTCGGATGAGTTTTTTGTAATATATTCTTTTGACAACATCCATTTTTCCAATTTGTGTATAGTTTTACAATCATCAAACTTGTTATACGGATAAAAAGTTTGATATAATAGAGAAGACATTTTAGTAGATAGTGATTTTGATTATTGGGATTGAACTATATAGTTATTTAGCACTTATTCTTTATCTTCTTTTTCATTAAAAAATGTATTTTTGAAGTCCAGTTTTTGGGTTTCAAGAGACGACAATGTAGCTTCTTGCTCTTCAATGTAGTTGACATAATTCGAAATATCAGTTATAGATTGTTCGGGTAAAAGAGTAAGATTTACATATACACCACTTTTGTTTTCATTTAGCGTAACCGCGCTATTTTTTTTTAAGATTTTAAGAATCTCTATATGATGTTGTTTATTTAATTGTTCTATTTTCAATTTTAATTCATCCAACGTATGCATTGTATTTACTAATACAATTCTCATATGTCTATATCATTTATTTTATAAATATTTACGGATTTACGGCGTTCTCACAAACGTTCGTCATCACTAGATTCACTACCAGAATAATCCAATTCTTCTATAGCTCCTCTAATTGCTTCTGATCCCTCTAAATATTCGCCACCAATCTTCAATGGTCGTTTTCTAGGATCAGCATCTCGGCGTTCTACCACTTTACCAATAACATCTATACAAGGGTCATTTAGCTCAAAACGAACCCCTATTACTCTTACACGAATAACATCTTTTTCTTTTACGTCACTGAACCGCGTATCATTATAGTTATGGTCTCGTGCGATATGTGCTGTTATAGGGACTTCGCCATGTTTTCCCACCACTTCGGCGTGGATACCGGCTTTTGTTATTGTTTTAGCAATACATTCTATCAACATACCTTCCACTGGTCGACATATCATACACTCGAATACTACTTGGAACTCCACGAATCCGGTATTTACAAGTCCATTGGAATATGTTTTCACGGAAACCGATTTAGGTTGAATAAACCCGTCTATTCCACATTTACCCTCAACTTTTGCGGCAATCTTTTTCTCCAGATTTTGTCTGATATTTTGACCAATTTCATTGATAGATAGCACGACTTTTGTAGTCAATAGGGACTTAATATAAACACCATAAAACTTTTGCTGAGATTGAGGTTTCTTATCGGCCATTATTTGATATAATAATATAATAATACAGATATATTTATGTCATTCTTATACAAAAATATATCTCATTCAATTTTCCGCATTCGTATAAGTTTATGTGTGGTTATACAGATGAAAATGACTTTTTAATAACATCACTTAAAATTGCTTGCTCGGGTGTTAAATAGTAATACTTATTATTACGCCGTTGATCACTGAATAATCGCATAAGTAGTTCTATGACAATACATATTCCTTGTTGATTGACAAACTCTGTATTTTTGTCTGTATATTTAGGATTATCTGGCGGAGAACCAACTAATGTATTTAGCAATTTAATTACTTTGTCTTTCCCAGCATCATCGATTCTTGCTCCAATATTATTGCGTTTTTCTGTCATATCTTTGACTTTGAAAACCAATTCGCGTTCATTGGTTTTTTTGGATACAAATGGAGTTATAAATCCAATTAATGAGAACATATTTCGCGGATTTCGCTCTAATTGAAAAATGCGAAGTTCTCCTGCCATTAGCGTATAATCTTCTTGATCCGCCTCTAACCATTCTCTTGTTTCTGTATTTTGCATAATTAATATGAGTGTATCATCTTTTATAGTAACCAGTCCGGTTTCTTCGCCGGATTTGATTATTTTGGTTTCTAAATATTCAAAAACCGTTTGTTCTCTTGGAGAAGTTGGTGCATTTCCTAATGTATAAAAATGTCGTATAATTTCCAGTTTATCATTATATAAAAGAGAATCTACAAAGTGCAATATAATATATTTTGAAAATAGTTCATCTGTTAGCCCAAACTCAGTTCTAATTTGTTGTATAGGCAGGTCGTGCGCAATACTTTGGACATCCACCTTTTTCGTTTTGGCTTTACCATCTACCTTAGTTTTCTGTTTTTCTATATACTTGTTCTCCGGTTTTGAGTAATAGAATATCATTCCAGCGTGTTCATACCAATCCGATTCCCCCTTTTTCAATGAAGTTGTATTAAATACTCCGTTCTTACTGGTTTTTGGGTCACCGGTTTCAATTCCATCGAAACATATATCTAAGTTACGCATAATTTCGGAGAACCTGGACGCAGGTTTTACTTTTGACTGTATTTCTTGAACATCTTCCTGCACCAGTTCTTCGTCTTGTTCAACAACGGCGGCTGCGGTCGGCAAGGGTGCAGCTGCTTTAGCCATTTTAAAATCCTTTTCACTTTTATCTATTTCCAGAGTTATGTTATTACGCTTGTATTCGATTGGTGCAGTGCGTTCATAAATGGATGCATTTTCATCGGTGAGTTCAATTGGCTGAAATACATAATAAGCAGTGTCCGTTTTTGCATCATATTTATCAATTAATCGTCCAGTTCTCCCATATGCATCTATTAAATACTCATTTTTATTATTAATCAATGCAGATAATGCGCTATATATTTGCTCAATAGGATATTGTTTGACAATAGTTATAGCATTTATCAAGTGTTCTCTTTCATAATATGCGTGATTTAAATAGGCAACTGTCCCTTCAGTATTGGGCATTTTTTCCCTAAATAATTCGCGTATACGTTTTATGATTCTGTCTTGATTTGTTTGGGCAAACGTATTGTTATAGTTCTCTTTTTTAGGATTGTTTATTTTCTCCATAGGAGAACATACGAACTCGCAATTTTGCATATAATCGCACATTTCGCTAAATGGTCTGTCGCCGATTTGGAAAGGAATATCTTGTTTGTATCTGGATAGTTGAATTGTGATGGTTTGATTGGCTGCATTACTCAACAGTTTTTGAACAGAGAAATTAGTTTGACCTATATTTAATATACAATCAACTGCTATGGTTTTTAGCAGACGTGTTACTATGCCAATTTGCACTGCCTTTTTCTCTGCATAGCGATATACGTATAAATCCACACTTTCTTCTGATGGAGAACCAAGGGTCCCGGGTAATACAGTTCCGTGCAAATAGATTTCTACATTGCGCTTTTTGAAATCCAAATTACAATGACTCAAATTACGCACGGCGCGACCAATAATCTGTTCTACACGGTTCATATTATACCACGGTTCCATTATATGGACTTGGCGAATATTTTTGAAGTCTAGTCCTTCGGCCCCGGCTCGCGAAAGCAATATAACTTTCACATTTTTCCCATCTTTATTATCCGGATGAGTTAGCACCTTTATATCGCCGGAATTATTGTGCGAAAATGCTTTATCACCAGTTATCATAACATATTTAGCCTGATGGAATGTAACATCCTTGTTTTTTTTATTCATTTTATAATCAATTAATTCTCCTGGAGGGGTGGCAAATAAATTGGGTGTATTGGGTGTAGATCCAAATCGGGAGAACCCCATTTCTTCTAAAGCTAGTGCCATAGGAACTAATCCACCATCAATATATTGCGAATAAATCATAATAATACCTTTACCTTCTTTTATACATTCACAAATCTGATCTATTTTAGCGCTGTATTTGTGAATATGTCTTGGTGAAAAAATGCGCTCTTTTATTTCCGGTTTATAGGAGAACTTGTATTTTAATTGCATCATATCTTTGGTTTCCTTGACAAAGTTCATTGTATTTCTCAGACCAGTTTCGCCAACTAATGCCTTTGATATTTCATTGTCTTCATCGGATAAAGATGAAGCCGTTGCATCGGGGTTCTCTAAAATAGGATTAGGATATACAATATTTAGGGATTCAATTAATAATTGCAAAGAGGTATATCCAAATGATTCCATATCTTCAAATGCGGGCATTTTTCTCAAGCGTCCTGTCATAGTGTATTGATCATTCGTTTTGCCTCTCAATTCATCTAATATACGCATATATCCCTTGTATTGAACGGATTCTGGATCCAATTTAGTCGTAAATATGTCGATATATTTAATACGTTCTTCTTCGGTTATAGGAGAACCATTTAATTGTGTTTGTGGATATGGTTTATCTAATATAAGATGTTTTACTTCGGCAAATTGTGACGGATAAATGCGATATGGGAATGTATATGGATTTTCACCGCGGACGTATGACACATATCCAGTTAATTTGCGAGTAAGTAATTCTTCGCCATCTTCCGACATAGTTCCATCAGCCTGTTTTTTAGAGGTGGTCCATTTTCCATTACTATCAAATACATCGGATATTTTTATAGTTGCTCGTTTATCGTTTGTATTCATTAGATTAGTTAGCCATACAATTTCTTGATAGGAATTGAACATCGGAGTGGCTGAAAGAAGTAAGAGGCGCATATTTTGCGAATATTTAGCAACTTTCATTAAAAGAACCGCGGTTTTTTTCCGTTCTTTATTATCATCTGAAATACGTATATTATGAACTTCGTCGATAATAATTAGACGATTATCAAATAGTTCTCGTATATGTTTTTTCAAAAGAGTTTTTCGCTGTTGGGGGGTAAAGTTCTCTATATCTGCGCTCTTTTTAATAGTATTAAATATATAATTAGTGAGTTGGATATATCCCATAAATAAATAAGATGTGTTTATTATACGTTTAATAGATGATATGACTTTTTCTCTTGACAGTCCTTTTAAATTGGTGGGATTTATTTCCTTAATAAGGGAATTACCCACGCAAGAATTGATATTCCAATACCCATCGTCACTATCGCGACCCTGAATATATTCCAATTTCGTTTCGTCGAATAATTGCAACCTGAAATTGGCTTGGACATTGGGTGAAGCTATAACCAAAATGCGTTTTGTAATATTGAGTTGTTTCATATAAGACCGCATTTCTTCCGCTATACCAATAGAACTACACGTTTTACCCGATCCTAGACCGTGATATAGTAATAAACTATTATATGGTGTTTGCATAGACAAAAAATTTTTGACAAAAAGTTGGTGAGGCAATAATTCAAAACCGGTATTACATAATATTTCGGCCTGTTTTTCAATAGGATGTATTTGTCCATCGTATTGGGTGTCATAAAACTCTTTGTGTCTAGAAAGCTTGACAATGAAATTGGGGTCATTTAAATGTGGATATAGGAAATCATATTCACTGGTCGGGTTTGCTTTATTATCTTCATATTCAGCACGTTCTTTTTGTAATAATTCGGTATTTAGAACAGTCTCTTCATTTTCTATAATAACTTGTTTTGGTAAATCTATATTTTCTTTTGCAATAGGTTCCACTTCTTGTTTTCGACCACGTTTTACCTTTATAATAGGACCTTCCGTCACCCCTTCTGTAGGAGGCAATAGTTTTTTTGTTTTACGCGGAGCTCTCGGTTTTTTTACTTTTTCTATTATATTTTCGGGTAAAACTTGGACATTTTCTATTTCATTAAGTGGTGGCTTTTTTTTGACCGTTTTTATTTTAATAGTAGGACCAGGTTTCACGACTAATGCATTCGGTGCAGGTTCTATGACTGGTTCATACACTGCGTTTTCACTTGAATTATTACGCATATTTTGTTCAATTAGTTCTTCTTGATACATTGTATATACTATTACTATATAGTATATACATAAAATCAAGCGTAATAACGGCAAAATAACTAACTAATAAACTACGACTAACTTCGTTCTAGAACGAGTTGCTAGCGTTAGCCTGGAGTTTCCTCGTATTCTTTCGGCTTCGCCTCTATGCTCATATAAAATAAAACATATTGGTTGTCAAACACTCGTGTATTTTGGAAATCATTTTGATTTTTTCTAAATTGTAAGGTCTTATACAAGAAATACAATCCTCAATAGATTTCCATCCAATAGCACTTACCTCTGTATTTTCGAAAACTGTTGGACTCAAACTATCTAAATATGATATATTCATTAAATAATACTTGTGTTTATATGATTTGTAATTGGACCCGGAAAAGTTCTCTTCAAATGGAATAATGTTATGTATATTTTTCAAAAGATCCGAATTATATCCAGTTTCTTCTGAAAACTCACGAATAGCACATTCATAATCTTTCTCTTGGTTATTTCTGCGACCTTTAGGAAAACCCCATTCTGGTTCGGTCCATTGTTGATATTGCATACTTTCGTCTAATAATTGGTCCAATGTATACAACTCGGTTTTTATCATTATTCCGACTTTCAATGCATTATATTTTTCTCTTGAATTAGATTCCTCAGACTTGTATTGTGTTGAAACTGTCTCATCTCCCCATAAATTTCTCCATAGGTCCGAAAAATTACCATTTCGTAATCTATCCTTTTCATCTATAGTCATTTGCTTAAGCATATTCATAATATATTGGGTATTATGCAGTGTATATTTACCTCTCATAAAATCAATATATCCTAAAGTATCTTTGCGCCGAATCATCAAAAACTCGTAGTTAGAGTTTTCTGCGAGAACACCACAGCTTTGACCGAGCGTATGTGTAGGGTTACCTTCGTATGTTAATGGATTAATCCGAAATGCTATAACACCAAAACTAGTTATAGGTATTTTACATTGATAAAACTGATGCCCATTTTTACCACAGTTATTACAATACGTATCATAATTATGCATTTTATTCGATGAAACTATTTTATTATAATCCGACGTTTCTATATAGTTTTGACTACACGATGTTTTATGATTCACTTGTTTGGGGACCCCAATATTGGTTTGTAATACATTCTATTACACATTCTTATCCAGACATACCTAATGCTATGACTAAACGTAAATATTATGATTTTATACAAAACTTGCCATTATTTTTACCCAATTCGGAGATGGGAGATAGATTTAGTCGAATGCTGGACAAATACCCGGTTTCGCCCTATTTAGATAATCGCGCATCGTTTATAAAATGGGGGTATTTCATACATAACAAAATAAATGTAATGCTTGGTAAAGAAGAACTTACGTTTGAAGAATCTGAAGAAGCATATAAATCTAATTATAAACCGAAACCTATATATTTAGCCGAAAAACTCAATTTGAAAAAACATTATTTGTATTTTGCACTTATAGTAATGTGCATATTGACCATTTATCTATATTATTAGTATGTTTGTATACAGTTGCGAAGTATTCCGGTCCCATTAGGGTAGGAATACGAGAAAACTCCAGAGAACGTAGTTCGTCGGAGTTTATATCAAAAATCTTGTGGTATTATATACTATTGTAATATGAGATTTGAAATCGTTTTATTTGGAATTGCCGCCTTTTTGATGGCAAATATATATAGCGATGGTGCATATTTGAAAAAATTATTTACTTGGAAGAAATATTATCAGATGGCTGGTATTGCATTTGGAGCATTTATGTTATATTGGTTATTTCGTAAAAATCCATTACAAGCCCAACAAATGATATCTGCATCCAATGATTATTTAAAATATTTACCAGTAGATAAAAATGCGTCTATGATTATATCACCCATTTTAGATTTTACTGCAAAAAAAGGGTTTACAAACAATGCAGATATTGGGTATCCAGTTACAGCTATGCCGCAAATAAGACCTCATATGTCTCAATATGAACGTATTACGCAATCTGGTAAAAAAGGGACAAAACGGTCGGTGAGTGAAACAAAGAAAAAGTTTGTAGCAGCTAGCCAAAATTGGCACTGCGGTAAATGTGCGCGCCAATTACCAGCGTGGTTTGAAGTAGATCATAAAACAAGATTAGAATATGGTGGAAGCAATCATGTAGACAATCTTATTGCTTTATGTAGAGATTGTCACGGTGAAAAAACCGCTATGGAAAATCTATAAACTCATATTCCTTCCATCCCCCCTAGGAATACTTCACAAATTATTTATTTATGATGATAAATAATGTGCAGATAAATGCGAACAACTCCGGACCCCCTGAGGGAATGAAAGGATTTGTAAGTAGTAAATACCTGAAAATATTTTATGCAGAATATATAAGTATGTCAGACCTCTTATTTAAACCACCACATGAAGTATTCGGTGACTTATTTGATGTTAAAGTGCCTAAAATAGGATATTACTCAATAATTTCTTTATTAAGTATTGCATTAGTTGTTTCAGTATTAGGAACAATATTTTATATCTATAAATTAAGTTCAAATACACTTATATTTATAGTTGGAATTGTAATTATATCAGTATTGCTTTGGTATACTGTAAAATATAAATCATCATTTAATAACATAATGAAATCCCCTGCTTTTTATTGGACACTAATATTTATATTTGTGTTATTACCAATATGCATATTTTTGTATATTTTCAAGATAGATTTAATATACATTTTATTTGCAATAGGTAATGCTTTACATTTAATTGACCCAAAACAACGAGAAGCATTAATTGATTGTATAAAAAGCCATATTGGAATTATTTTGGGACCTGTATTTTTATCAATTATATTGTTTTATGCTATCAGCGATCCTAAAGCATTAACTAGTAATGCTAGTTCATATTTTTTAGTTATAACAGCTGTTGTGATTCTCAGTTTTGGTCTATTCTCTAGTCTTCCTGACTTTTCGGAATCTCCATCTATGCCATTTTTAGTAGGAGGAATATTTATATTACTAATATCTTTAGGTAGTTATGTTTCCTCCTATCTTACTCCAACGGTAATAACGACTATTGCTAACTTTTTAAGAATCTTAATTCTTTTAATGATAGTGGTTGGTTTAGCAATAGGATACAAAATATTTGCTCATCACATTAAATCTTTAAAGGGTTGGACCGGGTTTTTAGCAAACTTTTTGTTTTATATTCCTTGTATGTTAAGTGACGGTTTAGAATATTTATTACAGCAATACAATATAACACCAAATATAGTATTTATATTATTAATAATTGAACTCATATTAGCATTAGGATATTTCTATATTCCTGTTATTATTCAAAAGACAATAAGAAAAACGGCAATCGTGTTACAAAACAAACCAATATATTTAGATAAAGAAGTAAATGTAGGAAATATAGAAAAGTTTTTATTTAAACCTCTCGGCGACAAAATATTACATATTGAAGATAAAGACAGATATAGGAGAAACTATTGTATTAATATGTGGGTATTTTTAAATATACAGCCATCATCTAATGCTGCATATGCTAATGAAACCACTATTTTTAACTATAATAATCATCCTAGAATAACCTATAAAAATCAATCATCTAATAAAAGATTGAAAAGTCGAAATATATACACATTTTATTTTTCAAACACACAAGACGGAAATATAGATGATAAAGGAAAAACCGCTGCACACTATGAAGTTAGTATACCTAATCAAAAATGGAATTTTCTGTCATTAAATTATTTTGAGTCAAAAGTAGATTTATATGTAAACGGTAATTTAGAAAGAACATTTTATTTTACAAATAATATTCCTGATTATTCTTCAACAGATTCGGTTTTACTTGGAAGCGACAATGGATTAACCGGTGCAATATGCAATGTTACTTATAATAAAAAACCATTGACTAGTGAACAGATTGCATTATTATACAATAGTAATTACTTTAAAAATCCACCAGTTGATTTTATTCAATAAACAATTGGACAAAGAATGAAATAAATATTTCTAGATACTATATATAATATGAACGTAACGCTCATCATTCTAATAATTGTTATTCTGATTCTTGTATTATACCTGGTATATTATGTAGGATTTTCTTCACAAATTCTAATAGATTTGAATAAAACGAATGCTTCTATAGCATTCGATGACATTAAAAATCCAGCAAATACATCATTTACATACAGCACGTGGATATACATAAATAATTGGAGTTCCACAGCAAAAAAAATATGTGAGGCTAAAAACCCTAGTGCAGAAACAAAGTTTAAATTATATTTAGACAATAATCAACCTATATTGAAAGCTGATATTTATACCACGGATAATAGTCCTAAAACTAAAACTGTTACCATAACAAATAATTTCCCTATACAAAGGTGGGTCTATATTGTAGTTAGTGTAAATGATGCAATCATAGATTGCTATTTAGACGGAAAATTGGTGAAATCTCAGCAATTAACACATTTACCAGATATGACCGGAACATATATTATTGAATATGGAC